CATCTCTCGGTGAGGGGTTCTTAAATGCAATATACGAGAAGTTAGTCATACTAGTCTATAAACACTGTCAGTATGTTTCTGACAGTTGATTGATCGAGTGAAAGAGAAGCACCAGAAAAGCCACGGAGGTGACGGTGAAGATAACCTCTCCCATCACCACACGCCAGGGATGACCTGGCCAGTCACGAAGTACGCACCTACAGCGGCCACGAAGCCGAGCATTGCCAGCCGGCCATTGAGCTTTTCGGCCTTCTCAGTAAAGATCTTGTCCATTGTTACCTAGTTGGTTTGTAGAGGTAGGAGGGGGGGAGGAAACGCTTCAGTCGTCGTCAGAAGACTCCGAAGAAGAGCTTACCAGTGAGAGCGTAAGAAACAGCACCAGCAATAATACCGACCATAGCCCAGCGTCCATTAGTGCGTTCCTTCACCTGGTTGGGGGTGAGCATGCCGTAGTTTTCGTAGTACATGACAGGCTCTTTGGCCCACATGTTCTGCTGGCCACGCTCGTTAGTTGTAACCGTCATAGAGAAGTCTCTCCACATTTCCTTAACCATCATATCATAAAAATGGGGGGCTTGTGGCCCCCCGTAGCCAGTTTGTCAGGAGACCCTGATCAGAACTTGATGCCCAAGCCGGTCGTGAAGACGGGGCTGTAGGAGGATCCGGTAACGCCGGAGTTTGTCGTGGGGAACTTCAGGTCGGCAAAGCCGATCAGTGAGTTGGTCAGACGACCCTCGACGCCCAGAGCGAATACCACCTGACCCTTATTCCCAACCGCGGACTGGAAGTTGGAGGTGGTGTTATTCACAAAGGGAATCTGGTAACCGACACCGGCATACAGATTGGCCTTGCTAACACCACTGGAGGCTTTGGCCAAGCTCATATCGTAGGAGATGAGGCCACCACCACCGGCCCCGATCTGGCCCGAAGGACTCCCGACCAGGTTGGCGTAGGGGCGCGCCGAGATGGCGTTCTGGTTGGAGAAGGTCTTGGCGGAGTAACGGGCCTGGATCGTGGCACCAGAGACGGTGCGATTAGCCCCGTAGCCATTGCCATTGACACCCTGGCGATCCAACAGAACACCGGCACCCAGGTAATTACCCACACCCTGAGCTTTTTGCGCTGCTGCGACTTCCAAAGCAGTTACACGGGAGTTGGTCTGAGCGATCTCTCTGCCGAACTCGGCCCGAAGAGCAGCGGCAGTCTGGGCGTCAGCGGCGGAGTAGAATTCGGTGATACGATCGAGACAGGCATTTGTCAGAGCGGCAAGCTCAGCGCGGGTGGCGGGCTGACCTGGCTTAAAGGTGCCGTTCGGGTACCCGGCCACGCAACCGTAACGGGAGATTAAGTTGGAGATGGCTTGGTACGACCACTCGGTGGGCTGAACGTCGCGCAGTTGACCAACGCTTGTTACTTGAGCCATGGCGGCCATCGGAGCAATCATGGTAACAGCGCTGATGGCACCAATTGCAGAGACGAGCTTTTTCATACTTTCTTAAGAATGTTTGGAACGTGAAGGGGTTACGCGTCTCTCTAGGCCATCTGCCTAGCAACTACGTTGTTATCCCCTAAGAGCGGAATAGGGGATTTGAACCCCTGACATCCTACTTGGAAGGAAGGCGCTCTACCGCTGAGCTAATTCCGCATTGTACTATCATATCAGAGGATGACACGCGTGTCAATCCATCTGTGACAGTTTGTTAAAGTACTCTAAACCGATTTGGGAGCGTTTGGCAACCGCGGCTTTGGACTGACCCTTAGCGGCTTTGTAAGCGTCGATGGAGTCGCGGACAAGGTTGACGTAGGGGTCCTTGTCGAGCTCGGGCCTGTAGATGTCGATGAGCTTACCCACCTTATTGAAATCCACTAGGGCTTTATTGGGCTGGTCCTGGATCTTACCGGAGAGGCCGTAGTCGATGAGGGTGGCGTCCTTGCCCCCCTCACCGTCGGTAAGGAACTGCTCGTTGTGCATGTCGCCATGATAGAAGCCCATCTTATGGAGGTCCTTGATGGCCGATAGGGCCTTGGAGGCCTGTTCGGTGGTCATCTTGACGTCCCGCTCCTTCTCGTCGTCGGTCCGGTTGAAACCGCCCGACCAGAGGGGCTTGCCCTTAGAAAAATCCATCTCGATATGGTCCTTGGAGGCGGAGTAGATCTTAGGGGAGTGGCCAAGCTCTCCCATCTTCCGCCCCAGCTCCACCTCGTGGGGTCCCCACTCCTTACCCTCCTTGAGGGTCTTGACAACGTGGCCGGTCTGTGGATCCTGGTAGACCACACCGTAGTTGCCCTCGGCGAGCTTTTTCATCTTGGAGATGTCTGGCATACCGGAGGAGCCGGGGGACTTCTGCTGCCCTCCTACTCTATCATCGCCACCCACCAGCTTCCATCGCCCATTAGCCTGTTTCTGAAGTGTATGGCCGGACTGGGGATTGCGATAAACCTGCCCAGGCGTAGCGGTCTTCTTGATGGCTTCCGGGACCATCTCGTCGGAGTAGGAGGCCTGTCTCCAGCCCTCAGGCCACCATCCAAGCGTCATGGGTTAGTCAAACTGCACTGGTTAGCTTTCAACTACTCAACCCTGGCCCCTGTACCTCTTCCTAGCGCCATTGCGGCTAGTGGCCGCTAGTTTGGTGTTTCTGGATTTACCCTGGCGAGTGATTTTGGGATTAGACAGGATGAGCTTTGTGCCGTTCTTGGTTGTGATTTTTGCCATCGGTTTGCGTGCGGACGGTCCTATTATATCACCTATTGACCATTTTCAGGTTGTAGGAGTTGGGGGAGAAGTACCGGATAACGTACGAGATCAGGGCGTCGGATTTGATCTCACCGCACGAGAACATGTCTATCGCACAGCAGTTAGTCTCCGGCCAGGTATGTATGGAGAAGTGGGAGGTGGATAGGAGGGCGAGGTAGGTGTAACCTCCAGCGCCTGGGAATTTATGCGCGGACTCATCCAGAACCTCGGCCATGCAGTCCTTCAACTCCGGACCTATAAACGCCATGAACTCCCCCATCTCCTGCAGTAGGAGGGTGTCAACGCCAAATAGATCAAGTAGAAGGTGCTTTCCCATCAGAAGTTAAAAAAGTGCATTTCCGAGAACTCAAGAACTTTAAACCCCGGTACTACGAGGTGGTGGAAATTGGGGAAGGAGGCTCTGTAGTCCCTGAAGATCCTACCACGCCGCTCGAATAGCGCCGATACGCATACCTTGTACCCGAGCGCTCCGAACTCGTTCATCACTCTCACGTGCCTTTCCAGAGCGCTCTCGTTCCAGACAAATCCGCTTCCGTAGGTCCCAAACTCCGTGGGTAGGTAGAGGTGGAGGAAGACGTTGTCATTTATGATGCTCTCGGACATACTGGACAGATCCTCCCTCCTGAAGAGGAGGTTTTTCTCCCGGCTTTGCCGGGACGCTTCCGCCAAACCACCGTAATCTGGAGTGGTTGGGGAGTACTGGGCGTCGTAACCCCTTCCCCTATATCTCTGCTTAAACCCCGCTCCCGCCCACAGCATGTAGAGCGTAGCCATCCTCCCATTCCACGGATCGTTGTTAAACCTCTCACGCGCAGCAAGATAACTCCTTCTACTCCACTTCCCGCCAAAATCCGCCTCGAGCGAAGAGTCTAAAGCCCCCAGAACGGTGGAAGTACCTATGAATCTGTGCATGTCCACCATATAGGGTTCCTTTGTGACTCCTATGCCGCCGGCGCAGGAGTAGAGGAGGGTGCCGGTTGTCAGGTTTACGTCGTAGACGTAGAGGTTGCGAAGGTCGGGTCTCTGCAGGAGCAGTTTGTCAGTTGTTAGAAGCTCCCTCCCGGCATAGGGGAAGGTGAATGGGTTAGGGATCGAGTTTTCTCCAGGTCTTTCCATTGTAGAAGGAGATGAGGTCCTGGGCGAATATCCTCACGGTGCCGGGTGGTGTGGAGTACGAGGTTTTACTACCTGTGGAGAAGAGCTCCTCGAGTTGGTAGGATGTAAACTCCTCGGTGTTTTTAACGATATTGCTCGCCTTCAGCAGTAGGTTTTGGGCGTCGAGGTTAGTAAATGATAGCTTGGAGAGAGCGTAGGTCCCGTCGTCATAAGCGCTGTAACCGCTTGGAAGCGGGGATCTTGTCAGAGCGCAGGGAGAATACCCCGACCCCCTCTCCACCAGCATATTCAGCTCCAAAAGCCTGGCGGGTTTTAACTGGATGTACATGTCCGACCGAACTACTACCTTTTGAGTCTTCATCCTTCTGAGAGATCGAATAGGAACCTGTGAACGTAAAAATCCGCGAATCCGGCGCCGAAGTAGGACTTGAGGATGCCGTGGGCGGGGTCGTTAAGCGCCATGTGCCTGTCGTAGTCGACGTGGAGGGGCCTATTGCTCTCACTCACGTCCCCGTCCATCAACGCCATCCGGTACCTTCCCATATACCTGTCCGCCCAGTCCGTGTACTCCTCCGAGAAGTCCTCGGCGGATTTTTTTGTCCAGAACCTTGACGAGAAGTACTTGGATAGGTCGTAGAACTTGGAGGTCTCGGTCTGGCGCTCGGGGAAGTCGTAGAGGTACTCCTCCACCCATCTCTCCAAGTACTCCGGTGTCTGCAGGAGCGGGTGGAAGTCAATGGCCCCGAAGAACTTCTTGTTGGCGATGGTGATGTACTCCGTGCCAAGTATAGGGGTCTGCGTACACCAGTCGGGGTAGATTACGAGCGTTTCCGCCGTGAATTTGCCCGGGATGCTTAACTCGCAGACCCGAGCACGGCGAATAGTCTCGCCCCCCCAGACGTAGGAGCGGATCTCGGAGCCTTCGGACGTGGTGGTGAGGTGCTCCAGGCCCTCGGGGAGCCTGTTAGTCTCCTCCCACTCCGGAAACCTGGTTCTAACGCTCTCAGCTAGGGACATCTCGGTTCTTAAGGAAGTTGGTCATTCGGTCCACGGCCTCCCCGTCCAGGCAAAGCTCCGAGAACTCGATGTGGTCTGAGATACCGAAAATGTACTTCGTTCCTGAGATCAAGCGGTCTAGGAAGTGGGTTTGGGGCAGATGGACGGAGAGGTAGGTGTAGTCGTCGTCGGGTTCGGTGGAGCTACTCAGCACCACGAGATGCTCGTTAAGCCCACACGAGCAGAAGAAGGCTTCCTTACGCATCGTCGTCTCCCAAGCCCCAAACTCTGCTAACTACGATGGTGCCATCGGCCTCATTTACGTACACGTCCACAAGATCCCACTCCTCCAACCCGACCTGCTTGACGAGATCGTCGGGGAAGGTGATGAGGCCATCCTCCCCAACCTCTACGGTCCAGGTTTTCCTTGGTAAGTAGGTTTGCTGGTGAGCTGGTACCATAAACTCGCTCCAGGCTTTCTGGAAAAGGTGGTAAAGGGCGCCTTCCTTGCTCTCAAGGATGAGTTTGAGAGCGATGAGAAGGTTCGTGGCGTTATCGACCTCTAGAGCCTCGATGTGATTGCAGGCGAGGTCGATGATCTTATTCACCGAGCTGATATCCACGATCTCCTGCTCGAAATCGTTCATGAATGAGGCCGCGGAACGAAAATCAGTCATTCTGTGGGTCCTCGGACTGGACTCTGCGCTCGACTTTACGAAGGGATTTCAACTCCTTGTAAAGGGTTTTGATCTCCTTGTAGGCTTCCTCGGGTGTCATCTTTCCCCCGACCTCGAGTCCGGCGATCAGCCCGACCTTGTCCCCGAAGCGGGCGAGGGCCCTCTCAAACTCGCTTAAATGCTCGTACATGCTACTTTCCTAGGTTGTAGGTGTTAAGACTATTATACTCGGAAGGCTCGAGCCTGTCAATCCTCTGTTCCAGTTCCCGAATCGTACCCTCCAGCACTGTGACTCTGTCCTCAAGGACGTCGATAAGCCACTTATGGGACTCTAATAAGTCGCGAAGTTCCTCACTCATGTGTTACGCTCCTGTAGTAAGCATTGTATCGCATAAACCTAGACAGAGATGGCCTCGCCCCGAGGCTCTGGCAGCACTCCTCGTACGACAACCACTCATACCATGGTGTCGTGGGATCAAGGGAGTGGAGTTCGCTCGAAGCACTGGCCTTCCCCCTTCCCCTCAAGGGATTGAGTGAGAAGCTCCGTGTAGCGCTCGAGATAAGCCGAGTCAAAAGCCGCCACGCCCGACTCTGAGATCTGGTGATGCATCTTCTCGAGTTGGGTCCAGTCATTGGGGTCCATAGGCAGGGGGGATTTGTGTTCGTCTATTCTAAGCCCATCCTACTCCCTCTCGCGCTCCTTTAAGAGTTTCTTAACAATTTGGCGCGATCTCCACTTCAGCACGAACGTGTCAAACCGCAGTCGTGGGTAGAATTTTAGCCAGAAGATGCCTCTGGAGATGTTAACACGACCCATCTTCGCGAGAAGAACGATGAATTTGCTTACGTTAGGATCAACGGCCATCATGTAGAGAACCACCGCGAAGACGGAGAGCAGTGAGAGGTAATAGAATTGGAGGTCCATAGGTCAATCCCAGAAGGTATTTAGGGTGTCAATGCAGCGCGTGAGGGTGCTGAAGGGAACGAACCTTGTACCACCGCCCCTTCCCTCCTTTAGTTCGGATAGCATGGATAGGGCGGCTCTAGTGACAAAGTTGTCCTCGACATAGTCCCTGTAGACGAAGACGTTAAACTTCTCCAAGTACTCCAGGGTGTGGAACGGGTTGAGGGACAGACCGACGCGTTTCTTGTCTGATATATCGAACTTGGGGTCCGTGGAGTAGGATTCCAGTCGGCTAAGACTCGAGCCCTCCACCGGCTTAAAGTCGAGACGGGTGTTAAGGAAGTGGTTGTGGATCTGCTCCTCATCCTCGACCTCGTAGATAACGTTCTTCGACCACTCCTCGCATCTACCCTTGCAGGCGATGATGTCGAACTCTTCGGTTACTTTGAACACCAGGTTTACGTGGAGCCACCGGTTCTCGTTTTCCGGCTTTGACTCCCTGTAAGAGAGGTGGAGGATCTGTGGGTAATGTTCCATGGTTCTATCCTATCACTTGTAGCGCTCTAGCGAGTACACTCCGTCCTTCTCCACGATCGCCGAGCAGGTATCGCACCAGTCGCCACAGCACATGTACAGAAGCTTACCAAAATACCGTGTGTTGGCGTGGTGAATGTGACCGCAGATAACGCCGTCGTACTTCTCCTCGCGATTGGAGCAGTAAGACGCGATGTCTGTCTCGTACTGGTCGATGTACTTCTTTCCGCGAATTGTGTTTTTCAGCGCGTATACCAGGGAAAATCCGAAAAACCTCTCAAGGAACATACTCAGAGGAGTGATCAATTCGTAGCCCTTGTTGAACATAAGCTGCTTCCAGGATCCGGATGAGTACTCTGAGTACTTGTCTCCATGGACGCAGAGAAACTTATTCTTGTTAGAGTCTTTGTGGGTGTATTCGTCCACGATCCTGAAGTTCTTATGCTCGAATCCGCAGTAGCGGCGAACCTGGCCTTCGTGGTTGCCTAGGACGTAGATAACCTCAGTGCCCTTCCTGGCTAGATTTAGGATCTGGTGGACGCACTCGGTGTGTTCCCTTCTCCAGTTTGTGTTGTACGTTTCCAGGCACACGATGTCTATAATGTCTCCCACAAGAACGAGTTTTTTGGTCTTTAGTCCCTTGAGGAAGTGAAGGAGCTTATCCGTATTGCACCTATCGGTCCCTAGATGAACGTCAGAGATAAAAACCGCGTCGTAGGTCATAGCAAAACTTCGGTACCACGTACTTCTTACCTTCAACCGATTTTCCGACAAAAAAAAAGGAGCCGTAAGGCCCCTTTGTGCGATCTGGAAGAGATAGATCAACCGATAGTCGGGGCCTTAAGCGCCACCGGAGTGGTCTCGGCGGCTGCCAGATCGAGGGGGAAGTTGTGAGCGTTGCGCTCGTGCATCACCTCGAAGCCAAGGCCCGCGCGGTTGAGGATGTCGGCCCAGGTATTGATCACGTGGCCATCTGAGGAGAGCAACGACTGGTTGAAGTTGAATCCGTTCAGATTAAACGCCATAGTGCTAACACCCAGAGCAGCAAACCAAATGCCAACAACCGGCCAAGCAGCAAGAAAGAAGTGAAGAGAACGACTGTTGTTAAAACTAGCATACTGGAAGATCAGACGTCCGAAATAACCGTGAGCAGCTACAATGTTGTAGGTCTCTTCCTCCTGACCGAACTTGTATCCGTAGTTCTGCGACTCTGTCTCTGTCGTCTCGCGAACAAGACTAGAGGTGACGAGAGATCCGTGCATAGCAGAGAAAAGAGAACCACCGAAGACCCCAGCAACTCCCAACATGTGGAAAGGATGCATGAGAATGTTGTGTTCGGCTTGGAAAACAAGCATGTAGTTGAAAGTTCCCGAAATCCCCAGAGGCATCGCGTCAGAGAAGGATCCTTGACCGAAGGGATAGACCAGAAAAACTGCGCTAGCAGCAGCAACGGGTGCGCTGTAGGCAACCATAATCCAAGGACGCATGCCCAGACGATAAGACAGTTCCCATTCACGGCCCATGTAGGCATAGATTCCGATGAGGAAGTGGAAGACCACCAGTTGGAAAGGACCGCCATTGTACAGCCACTCGTCGAGGCTGGCAGCTTCCCAGATGGGGTAGAAGTGCAGGCCGATGGCATTGCTGGAGGGAACAACAGCACCTGAGATGATGTTGTTGCCATACATCAGCGACCCGGCGACTGGCTCACGGATGCCGTCGATGTCGACGGGGGGAGCTGCGATGAAAGCAACGATGAAGCAGATTGCTGCTGCCAGGAGCGTGGGGATCATCAGGGTACCAAACCAACCAACATAGAGTCGGTTGTCGGTGGATGTGACCCACTGGCAGAACTGCTCCCATGTGTTACTCCGCTCGCGTTGGGCGATTGAAGCTACCATAGTAGTAATTCGGATGTTTGTATGAATGAGCGGGGGGACTTGCCTCGCCCCCTACCACTATAGGATAGTTAGCGGAGACTTTAAACCCGACTCCATGAACCTTAACCTAATGTTAGGAAGCTATGACAGAGCGCCGAGGAGCTTCGGAACCACCACGTCCGACGAGTAGTAAGCACGGACCAGCTCCACCGAATTTTTCCTCATGCGGTGGTATGAGGAGAAGTCGTTCCAGATCTCGTCGAGGTTCTTGGCCAGCTCGTCCGCACCTAGGACCTGAGGCCCTCCCTGGCTGAGGTGGCGGTTGTCGTCGTCGACGGACAGGAAGACTCCCGTCTGCGCGAGAGTCCCCCAACCGTCCGGGAGGACCACGGTGTCCAGGAAGTGGCGGTGGAAGATCGGGACGGAGAGCAGAGCGGCCTCCAGGCCCTGGTACTCGAAGTTGTTACCGTAATCGAGGTTGTTGTGCTCGAAGGAGCGTGGGTGGGTGGCGAAAGCGCTCTGGGAGATGCGCTGAAGCCCGCGCTTGTAGTCGTAGGAGCCGATCACGTACATCAGGTTGGGGTCTTGGCCCGCCCTATCGATGTGGTCGAAGAGCTCGTTGTTTATGCGGGCCGAGGAGAAAGCCGACGGGCCTTTGATAGGCTTGTAGAAGGTGCTATCGGTGAACCAGTTCAGCTTCCCCTCGTAGTTTTTCAGCTGGGAGTAGCCGGCGATGGAGCGCTCGAAGCCAATCATCTCCGTCACGAAGCCACGCCGGGCCAGAGCGCTGTGAAGGTTGAGGACGATGCTACCACGCTTCCACGCCACGGCCCTGGCCGCGTTGATCAAGCGCTTCCGCCTCTCCTCGCCCCTATCCAGGTCGATGAGATGCTCCACGAAGGGGATGTGGAAGAACACGTCCATCTTCTTCACCACCTTAGAGATATTTCTCTTCTCCAACCACGAGATAAACCCGGACTTTGTCTTTGTCAGGGAGTGGCACAGTAGTCCGTCGCAGGCCTCGATGGCGTTGGCGTAGTCCGCGTTGCGATTTATGCTCAGGAAGTGGTGGTCGTGGTTGATCATCCACTTCGGCACCCGGATCGGCTCGATTATGTCCGAGACGTAGCTATCAACGACCGCCGTGGGGGCGTTCTTGGCGGGAACGCTGAACACCAGTACCAGATCGTAGGAGTTATTGATCTTACTGACAAGTGTAGGGGCCTCGGAAAGAGTAAATATCTTTACGTCTATGTCTGTTGAGGTATCTGGCCTTCCAACGTTGAGGTTTAGGGCAAAGATTTCGCAGGTGGCCTGATTCTCGTCGAAAAAAGCTTTGAAGTGGCGGGCGTAGGTACTCACCCCACACCCCTCCACTCCACGGAGCATCAGTACGGCCGTTCTTGGCAATTTCATCCGGTATGTTAGCGTACGCTATGCTTTAAACCGCTTAGATAGCGGTTATGTTATCCATCCACTCCTTCAGAGCCACCTCCAGGTCCTTGATGCGGTCCTTCTCGTGGCCTTCGATGAACTTATTCCAGCAGTACTGCCCTCTTTTAGGCAATCCACGCTTAATAGCGGCGGATTTGATCTCCTCTAGCTTGGTTTTACGTTCCGCTCGGCCAGCGCGGGTGTTAAGTGACCGGTCATGCTTCCAATCCCCGACAAAAGCCTCCCATTTTGCCTTTAGGTCAGTCGATCCGGCATTATCGCCAAGGAATTTTGACACCTCGGTCCTCTTCATGCCGATTTTCTTCCCTTCCTCCTTGATCCGGTCCTTCGCCGAGGGCAGTTTGACCCTGCGGGTACCACTCTTGGTGGTGGTTTTAGCTTTCTCGGCGCCGATAGAGGCCTTCTCCACGATCTGAGTGCGGCGTTTATCGGCGAACTCCTTCATCAGCTCGATCTGGGAGATGATATGCGAGCTCATCTGGGCCTGGTCCTCGATAATCCCGATGAGGAGAGCCATCTGCGTCTCCAGGTCGGTCTTCTGGGACTGCAATTCGAGCTTTTCCGCGCTCACCAGCCGGCTGAGTGGCATCGCGAGCACCGCGGAGGTCTGAGCATCGCTCAACTTCCAGCGTTTTTTAAGGCCCTCGGCGGCTTTCTCCTTGGTCTTGGAGGAGCGGATTAGCTTTACCACCTCGTCGATGTCCGCCAGGATGGTCAGAAGGCCCTCTAGGATGTGGATCTTGTCCTTGAGCCGCTCGCACTCGGCCCTGTAGCGGTTGCGTAGGGCCTCGCACCGGGCCACGTACCACTCGGCGATGATGTCCTTGACCCCCATAACGGTGGGGAGGCCCCCGGAGATCGCCGTGGCGTTCACACCGATGGTATCGTAGAGGTTGGTGAAGGCCAGCAACTGCCCCACCACCTCCTGTGGGTCGGCTCCCGTCTTCAGGATGACTTGAATTTCAATACCGTCGCGGGACGAGTGGTCCTGGGCATCAATGACACCCACGATTCGTTCGCTTTCGACTCCTTCCTTGAGCCGCTCGAGGAAGCGTTCGGAACTTCCCGAAGCCAGAGAGGTAATAGTAATAGCATCGCGGGTCGATCGTTTTCCGTGCGGGACCTTTCTGAACTCCCATGTTCCGTAGACTTTCAACGATCCGGAGCCTTTCTCAAAGGCTTGGAAGATCGCGTCGTCGTTGAGGATCCTGGCGCCGTTGGCGAGGTCGGGGCCTTTGATGAACGAGAAGAGTTTTTTGGTCGTGATGCTTGGGTTCTTTACGTACTCCGCGGTTCCCTTCGCCACCTCTGTGAGGTTGTAGGGGATGTGGTGGCAGGCGTAGCCGGCCGCGATGCCCTGAGCTCCGTTGATGAGCAGGCTGGGGATCGCTGGGACGATCTCCACCACCTCCTGTGTAGAGCCGTCGTAATTGTCCCTCCACTGGCACGAGTGGTGATCGATCTCGTCCACCAGCATGCTCTGAGTCAGTGCTGTGGACTTGACCTCAAGGTACCTGGCGGCGGCGGGTGCGTCCTCCGACGTAGACTGGCCAACGCTCGGGCCAGACTGGATGCTCCCTCCCACATTCCCGTGGATATCGGTGAGGGGGTAGCGGAAGGCCGTAGCCTGGCCCATATTGATCGCCGTGCCGGCACATCCACCCTGAGGGTGGTAGGAGCCGAGAACGTGCCCCTCCAACCTTGATACCTTCTTATACTGACCCTCGGGGCGCAGGTGCAGATCCTTGAGGCCTAGGACGATGCGGCGCTGAGCGGACTTCAGACCATCTACGGCGCTGGGCAGCGCTCTGTTGAAGATAGCGACCGAGTACGAGAGGTAGCTAGTTGTTAGTTCCCTGGTGAGGGAGACCGGGAGGGCCTCTGTGGGGTCCTTCTGTGGAGCTTTTACCGGCACAACGGGGCAGCCTCTTACTATATCTGTACCAATCCTACCACAGCCTCCCTCTAGCTGTCAAGGGATTTAACATTTCGTGATAGTAGGAAGTACCCGACCTCCGGATTGTAGTACTCGAGGTAGGTCTCCTGCCCATCGAGGAGGTAGTTGTTGTAGTAGTCCTTGGCGATGTCGATCTGCTCGTGGTCATCCTGCATTTCCACCGGATAGACGGACTTGAGGCACAGGGTGTCGCCACTCACGATCGAGTACACCTCGATGACCTGGCCTAGGACCGGGTGTTCGAAGTTGACGTTGTAGGTATCCCTGTCGACCCTCAGCACCTTATTGACGATGTCGTCGCGCTTCAGAAAGTCCACGTCCACGTAAACCTCGGGCCACTGCCTTTCTTTTTTCATATTTGCGGGTTAAAGTAGACTATGGTGTATAATACCATAAACCGTTTGCTCGCAACAGATTTCCAGTGCTTTCCCTAAAAGACTCCAATCAGAAACCGATCAAGTACAGGACCATCCGCATCCGCGAGGAGGTCGCCCAGCAACTCGATGAGTGGAGGGACCTGTTCGAGGACGCCTCCATGTCCGAGGTGATGTGGAGGGTGTTCGCGCTGGCGCGCAGGGAGCTGAAGAGGGTGAGGGATAAGAAACGCAAAGCGAGGGAGAGATTCGTTACAGAACGCAAACCGGCCGAGAAGCTGGTTGACCTAGTGGACAAGAATGTGGTAGAATAAGGGCAGAATCAGCCTAATACAATGGCCCAACAGACAAAGAACTTCTTCCGCAACAGGTCCTGGGTGGAGTACCAGGGGGACGTGTACCGCCAGCAGGAACGGACCGGGTACTGTGGAGTCTGTGGTAAGAAGACGAACTACAAGTCCGTGTTCGCGGTGGAGTACTGCTGCAGCGAGGAGTGCTCGAGGGAGTTGTGGTACAGCATCTTCCTCAAGCTGATGACGGACCGTAAGCGGAGCCGGTGATATGAAAACCAACTCGGTAACAGCGGATATGGCAGCGGCGTTGGATCCAGAGACCCCGGAGAAGAAACTGCTCGAGATCTGGAATAAATCCAAGTCGGTGAGGGTTCGGAAGGCTGTAGCATCCAACCCCAACGCCTCGCCGCTGGTGCTTACCGAGGGATCCAGACTGTACCTGAAGGAGGTCCTGGAAAACCCGGGATTCGCTCTGCTCGAGATTTTCTCCGACGATCCGGACATCAGGGAACTCTCCGAAGCTTTCAATGACCCGATGAAGTGGGTGGTTACTGCCGGAGGTGGGGCTTACACGTTCAGGCCCAGAAACCATGCAAAAGCCCTGGCCTGGGACCGGGTGAGGTGGGCGGTTCTTCTTAGCCCCCACTTAGGGTGGGTGGGTTTGAACGCTGTCCTAGATACGATAAGACTGGAGACTTTCAGGAGAGCTATGAAGTGCGAGGAGACTAGGAAGAAGGTCAGATCCATTTTCCTAGAGGCAATGGTGGTAGGCCAAGCATCTCCGGACAAGATCATGCTCATGAATAAGGAGCTAATGATCACCACCGAGGAAGCTCTGAGCGGGTTTAAGTGCCACGCGGTGGTTAGTTCCTACTCCAGCCCTCGCGCGTTGCTAAGTTCCTACTCCAAAGTGCTTCATAAAACCTACAGAGATGACAAGGAGCAGAGAGATGCTATAGTTGAGACGCTGTTCTACCTGTGTCTCATGCAAAGACCCTACAGCATGCGCCACCTGCTACCGAGAAGCTTTTATCATCTGGACGATGGCGTGGAGAATCTGTACATCTCCCTCCTCAAAATGGTAAGGGAGAAAGCCTCGATGGATAAGTCGAAGTCAGTTCTTAAAAAGAAGCTGGAGAAGATCTGTAAGCACTTAGAAGACGCGTTTGGCGAGACCGCTACAAACAAGTATCTTTTCAAAACAAAAGGTGAGGTGACCAAAGAGGATATTCAAAACTTATACAACTACGTTCAGCGTTCTGGCCTAAACCCGCAAAACTCGCAGACCCACCTCGTCCGCCACTTTAACGATTTACTCAGGCCTCACACCAAGGCTTTAGGGGAGTGCAGTATGGAGATCAAGGAGTGGGCGTGTAAGAATAAGCTTTTAGGGTGGGTGGTCTCACGTGCTTCTTACCACGAGGAAATAGTGAAGATCCTAGACGAAGTCAACTACGCCATCTACCAGCGAGATGGGGAAGTAAACCGTGACAACCTTCTCTTCGTCTCTGAGGAGATACCCGGGGGCATCATCCGGCTTCACTGACTACAAACTTAACAACAAAGCTCTCCAGCTGCTCGTCGTAGCAGCCGGCCTGGAGCGAGTACAATCTCTCCGTATCCGAACCGTCCTCATCGCTCCAGCGCACAAAAGCTGGGAGGATGGACTTGGATACGGTTTTTTTGATGGCTGAGATGGCCTGCTCCACCGTGCTTAAAACCTTCGTTTTAAACCTGTTTTCTATGTCCGTTATATCCTCTACAGGTAGGTGGTAAAAAGCGGCCAAAGTGAGGTTTTTAACGTCGAATATCCCCTGTTGCGGGGATTCGGACGCGGAGAGTTTCTCACCGTAGAGTTTGACAGCTCGTTGGTAGCAGTTGAACACAGAGAGGGTCTTGCGCTCCGGCAGGAGCGCGCCTAATTCCCGCTCGAGTAACATAAGCGCGCCGGCCACCGCCCCCGCTCCAACTCTGGCTATGTAGGCTTTGTCTAGAACCTGCTCCATCGCCATCCCCTCCACCTCGCAGAACTGATTCTCCCACTCCTCCAGCACCTCAAGTTGCTTGGAGGCCTTACTCGGTACTCTGTTATTCTGATTCCACTTAAACCCGTTCTGCTGAGCGAACTCTAGTCTGTTGGTAAAATCGCTTGGTAGTTTTGTAGTATCCAGCTTAGCAACTTCACTACCAACTCTGGACTGGGAGCCCATAACCCCCTCGACCAGCGACTTAACAGCGTAGGGGGCAT